AGGAAGCCCAAGAGTTTGTATCAAATAAAGATACTACTCAGATAAAGGTAGAGACTAACGATTTCTTTGCAGGTCATGCCTTGTCAGGACTCCTTGCTTCTGGTAAGTATTACACTAAGTCTGATCAAATAATTGAGGAAGCTTTCTCCTACTCAAGTAAGATGATCGACTACAAAAATAATAAAAAGAAATAACAAACTAAAAACCCCCAGTTAATTCCTGGGGGTTTCTTTTTATTTATCTTAATCCTGATTCTGATTCTAACATTCTATTCCTAAAACCTTCGTCATCTAAGAATGATAGTATTAGTTCTAGTTGAGGAGGATCTAACTCCCATAAGTTTTTTTCTGAGGTTCCAAATGACTCTAAGTATTTTCTTAGTTTAGCTTTCTTTAAATTTTTATTTGTTATTGAGAATATTAATTCTGCTTTTCTAGGCTCATCTTTTTCAGAAACCCTGAGAACTTCTTTAACATCATTCTTTGCCGCTACAAGAACGTCACTTAAAATCTTTTCTTTATCAGCTAATGTTCTTTCATCCCAGTTGTTTTTAACAACAGTATCTGCCCACATCTCTAGGTATGGAAAGATGTAATCATTAATAACGTTAGTTGCTTCTGGAATACTGTAAAGGTTTGTCTTCCACTGTGATCTACCAACATCATTAAATAACTTTTCTATTGTTGATGGTGCTTCTACAGCACGATAACCCAACACTCTTCCTATTGGAACTGCAGGTGTATCTTCTTGCGTAGCTATTTTCTTTTCTACTGCGTTCTTTTTAAGAGCACCAAGTGTCATCAAATCAAATATTTCATCAGTATATCTCAAAGCATTATTAAATTCTTTTACGCCTTGTTTCTTATCTGCGTAAACATAATCTTCACCCCTGGACATTGCAATGATTTGATTGGCAGGATCTGCAACTCTACTAAAACCAGATGCGTACATACCCAGAGCTTCACCAAGAAGTTTCATACCGTTGTCACCTGCTGCAGTTCCATCAAGGTCAAGGATGCTTGTTCCTAGATCACTGAGCACTCTTCCTTGTGTACCAAGGTTTCTTACAAATCCTTGTACACCTACTTGCTCTGATACTACTCTCTTTAAATCTTGAGGCACGTCACCATCCCTCAACTTGTGTGCCATTGCTCTACCTAAAACTTTAAAGTGACTGTAGGGAAAATCGTACTGTCTACTTACAACCTGTCCATCTGATTGTCTTTCTTCATGCCAAGCTAAGTTTTCATCAAGATTCTTTTTCTCTTTCATTGTTGCTAGAGCGAGAGCACTCCAACCTGCAGCCATTCTAGCAATACCTTCAAAGGGATCTTGTTCAATACCTGCTGCTTTTCTGTAGATCATAGTTGCCCCTGAGTGTTTAAAAGTAAAAGCCAGGGTGTTGTTAAAGAACTGACCGAATGGAGCTATGGCTCCTATGACAGGTATCTTTCTTGTCTCTTCAATAATACCTGCAAGCATGGCAACAGGATCACCCTTTCTTGCTTGAGCTACATTTGTAAAAGATTTGGAGAAGGTATTATCAAGAGCTTCTGTTACAGCAGTGGTTTCTATTTTAAGAAATTTTTGATAAGCATCAGACGCAGGATCGGACAAGTATTCCCACACGTTTCCCTGTGTCATAAACTCGTTAAGGGTCATGTCATACTCAAGTCTTACTTGTTTATCAAGGGAGTACATAAACTCTTGAGTTTTAGTAAGAAGATCTTGAGCTTTAACTCCGTAAAGTGTTTGCAAGTTTCTTGTTATCTTTTCAAAACTAGTTTCAGTTAACTTCTCACCAGGATTTAACTGTAACTCTTTTAGTACATCATCTACTTCTACACCACCATTGATATACCTAAATAATTCTTTCCTAGCCTCTGGTCTAAAGGTAAGGTAATCCATAGCGGCTTCATAAGTCATGTAAGGATCAAGAATATTTCTAGCTTTCTGACCCTGTAGTTTTATTAACTGTTTTGATTTATTTCTGTAGGATACTGCTGAGTCTTTCCCATCAAGCACAACATCTGCAAGACCGTAAAGACCTGCCTTTAACATGTCTGTATAAGACTGCATACTAGATGCTTGAATCCAACCCTTCACGTTGAGGGCGGTAGTTCCAGGGTGCATAACTAAATACTTGATAAAGTTTTTTTGAAAAGGTGCAGACTTTTCTGTAATAGTTTTGTATATACCTTTTTTAGCAGGATCTAACACAATATTAACAGCCTGTTCATTGGTAATATTACTTGCTTCTTTACCTGCCACTTCAAATATAGAATTTAATTGTTTTGAAATTTGTAATGTTTTACCTGCTTCACTGGCTTTAGAAGCATAACCCTTCATAAAATCTTTAAAAGAAATTTTACTTAATTCATCATCCAAGGCATTACTAAATATTGTATCAAAAGATTTTTGAATTTTGTCTAGAGTACTCTTATCTAACTTTTCAATTACTTCGCCTAGATATAAATTAAACCTATCGTCTTTACCTCTTGCACTCCATCTCTGCACACCTGCATCATACAATACATCTCTTAAACCTTTGACTGTTTCTTTATCACCAAATAAAAAATATCTTAATAACTCAAGGTCATGATTAAAATCAAAAATATTATCGTCTATCTCTTTGTTATCAAGCCTTATCTGTAGACCTTCTTTAACTCTTTCTGCCCACTTATCAGCGTAAGAGGAAAGTCTTGAGGTTCCGTCTTCAACAACTTTTATATCTAATTCATCAACAGACTTAGCTACGTCAATAAGTTTAGCAGCCTCTGTCATGTTTGCTTCTCTGGCGGCTAGTGTAACTTGTTCCGATTGATCTATTAGAGTAGAGTAAAGAGGTATCTTAGATGTTCCCCTTAACTTATTTAAAGTAAAAGCAAGACCACCTCCACCAATACCACCTACCCCACTAAACAACAAAGCAACAGGATCATACTCTTCCTGTGTTTCTGCTTTCATTCTAGCCTTTTGATTTAAAGCTTCGACTCCTATACCTGCTGCAGAATCAACAGTAGCTGTTGCTACAACTTCTTTATTCAAAGCTTTGTTAAGAGCAGTCTTGTAACCTGTATCATTTACTATATTTTTTGTGTAGGCTTTACGAGCCTCTTGAGCAATCTTGTCCTGACCTTTTTTTGTTAGAGCTTTCTTACCAAGCTTCTTAGTAGCCGCTTCAGCAGCCTGAACTGCAGCTTTTTTAGCTAATTGACTAGCTGCTTTGGTAGCACCTGACGCTGCAAGTTTACCAATACCAAGACTTAGAATATTTACAGGGTCAATAACAAGAGCACGAGCATAGTCATAGACAGCATCAGCTTTCTCACCTACTGTTCTTCCCTCACTAAATGCTCCCCCAAGACTGTCAAATAAATTATAAGCATCCCCTGCCAGTCTTCTTCTACGAGCCAGTGCCTGTTCGTTACCCTTGTTAAGATAACTTAGTTCTCCAACTGTAACAACAGACTGACCAAAGTTAAACTTACGCATGTTGTTTACGTAAGAGTCTATGATCTTTTCCTTGTCGTACTGGTCTGTTGTCATACCAAAACGATCATCCATGTATCTACTTATAACTTTAAAGTTTTCATCCTGGCTCAACTGATCTATTAAAGAACCAGACTGAACATCCTTTTTAATGGACGTGTCATCGTCTTCACCAAGTATATTTTTTAAACGATCTGTAGATATTGTGTAAGTAGTTGTCATCTATTCTTCACCCTGTTATCTCTGATAAAAGAACCTCTTCTACTGTAATTTTATCTGGAAACCCAAGACCCTGACTTCTTTTACTTACAAATCTATAAAATTTAGTAGTGCCATCTGATAGTTTAATGCCTACAATTTTATCAGCCATAAAATCTTGTCTTGGTGGATTATTTTTAAAGAATTTTCTAGCTTCAGTCATGGGGTTTTCACCCTCTTCTATATCTAACACATTAAATTCTGTAGTATCTTCAGTACGTTCTTCAGTACGTTCTTCAGTGGTATCTTCAGTACGTTCTTCAGGATCTTCAGTGGGATCTCCAGTAGGTTCAGTGGTAGTTTCATTATCTCCAGATATAAAAGGCAGCAAGTCATTATCTATAAATTCAGGTCTATCTATAAATGATTGTGGCGTTGTACGATAGTATTGTTGAGCTATACCAAAACCAAGATCAGGATTTTGCATCATTTTTCTAAGCTGTTCTTTTGGATCATCTATATCAGATATTCTCTCTAATTCTAATCTTCTATTTTGTAGATCAGTTCTTTCATCTCCTGTTGCACCATCAACAGCAGAAATTAGACTTGCTTTTTTCCTCTCTAATTCAGCATCATAATCTAGCATTATTTGTCTTTGAACCTGAAGTATATCTGTTGTGGACATAGCACCTAGTCCTGTGTAGTCAGTGTCAACACCACCTGCAGCATCTCTAGCTCTTATAGTAGGCTCTGAGATACTTGCCATAATGTCTGATCCTTTTCTACCCATGATCTCAGATGAGTAAACATCATATCGGATCTCATCCATAGATGGAGTTCCAATTAATTTTCCTAAGAAAGATCTTTCCTGTGCAGGAGGATCTATCTCTGCACCCTCTACAAAATCAGGTGCTGCTTTCTTAATTAATTCTGAAGCAGTCATACCTGTAGATTCGTATCCCTCTGCCATTGTTACTGCACTATTTAAAATATTAGGAGTAAGTCTACCAGATTTTAATTTATAGTTTTGGGCAACGGTATACAGACTTAACATTTCTTTTGGATCTGTATCTAAAAGAGCTAAAGCCCTGTCTTCTTCAAGTCCGTTGCCTGTTAAGTAATCATAAGCTTCTTGTAATTGTGTTTTAGATTTCTTTACTTCGTTACGCCTGTTAAGACCTGCTGTCCACAGGTACTCCTGCATAGCGTCAGATGTTTTTCGAGTATACTCTCTATTTTCTTCTAGTCTATCTGAGAGAGCACCAAAGAAAGCACCTCTTCTTACTGCTTTTAGTACCATCTTATTACCTCGCCATTAAACCTTTTGATTTTTCTTCTGTCATTTCTTCTTCAGGTTTTTCTTTCACTGACTCAGCAGCTTCTTTTAAAACTTTAAAACCTTCATCTCTTTTATCTTTTGGTGTTGCCTGTACAGCACCCATGAGCATAGCAGCACGTTCTTCAGTGCTCATCACATCACCTTTAAAAGTTTCTTTGTACTCTACACCTGCCATGTCTGCAGACTTCATAATAAAAGATCTGATAATAGGCTCCGCTATTAAGCTTACATCTATACTGTGAATACCACTGGCTACTGCACCTGACATCATGGAATCAGACAATACCTTTGCAGGTACTCCAAACTCAAGGGCATCAAGAATATTATCTATTACATTTTCTTGTGATACTCTATCCATGTGATACTTTACAGCATCGTTAAAATCTACTAACTCAGGTGGTCTTTCCCAAGGGTAGTTCTTTGGATAATCCGTAAGAGATTGTCCTGGTATTGCTGCCATAAGTGCTGCTTCTGTCATTTTCTAATCTTCCTTCTTGTAGCCTTGAGTAAACAACTCAGCTTCAGCTTTTCTACGTTTTGTAAGTCCTTCTAATTCTTTACCATCAGAAGTGTTATACTCTAAAAGCATGTATGAAATTTCCTCATCGCCTCTTGTACCATCTTCAATTAATTTATTAAGGTTCTTTGGCCCTGCATTATAAGTAAAACTAGTTAGTGCATCAACTTGATTGTCAGACCAATTGTAATTATATTTCTTTTTAGCTTTTAAAACATATTCTTTAGCTATTTTTATATCTTTATTCATAGCTTTTAAAGCTTGTTCTTTAGTTATTTTTTGGTTAGGCCCAGATGCTTTTGTACCGTATCCAATAGCTAACTTACCCACATCATTGTAGGGAGTAGATCTAAAACCTTCAAATCCTGCAATAAAACTTGCTACATTTCCTGAAGTTTTAACATCAGGGTCTTCCAAAGGGGGTTCAGTTTCTATAGATCTAGTGCTTAAACTAGCTTTCTTTTCTGTTAACTCTTGTTGTTCATCTAAACTTGCTATAGCTTCCATCCAACCACCTACTGTAGCAAGGAGATTATCATAGTCCTTACTACTAGATTTTTCTTTAGAGTCATTTTTGTTGCTCCTCATACCTTCTCTAACTTCATCAGCATCAGGCACTGAAACCTTTTGAGCACCAAGTCCTGATGATAATTTATTTATAACACCAGGTTCCGCTATACTTAACTCAGGGTTAAGTTGTTGATTTAAATTTCTTTTTGCTATTATATCTTGTCTATCATCTAACATATTCTAATCCTAAGTTATAAACCTACTATAGTTGTAAAGAGATCAAAAATACCTCTACCTTCTTGTCCTGCAGCTTGAATCTGAGCTTGTAATTCTGCTACATCTATTGAAGCATCAGCAGCCATCTTCTGAAGTATAATACTGTTAGCTCTTTCAGAGTTACCCTCTGACACTTGGAAAGCCATAGATAACATATCCCTTTCTCTCTGCCATATTGAGTCAAGGTTACTAGAAGTCAAAGAGTTTATAGTCTGAGCAAAGTTCATGTTGCTTTCATTCTGTGCAGCAGTGTTAAGTGTAGCTAAGTTCTGTCTCCACTGAGCGTTAGCCTGTGCTATCACCAAACCATTCTGTGCGTTGAACTGATCACGTTGTTGTTGTAACCCAGAGTTAAACTCACGTAAAGCGTTAACACTGTTTATGTTAAACTGATCCATAGCATTTTGTTGTGTAGAATTAAACTGTCCTGTTTGACTAGCTAAGTTAGCAAAGAACTGATTGGTCTGATTATCGTTTGCTGCATTAAACTGTTCAGATGCGTTATCTGCAGCCTGATCAGTAAACAAAGCCTGTATGTTTTGCTGTGCTTTAAACACTTCTGTTTGCTGTTTGTTAGATAGGTTAGTCATATCCATCTGTAAGAAATTCTGGGCATTTTGTACAGCAGCTTGTTGTCTGTTAGATAAGTTAGCCATATCAAGTTGAGATAAAGCAGCAGCCTCTGCCATAACACCTGCCTGTTTATTAGACAGATTGTTTAACTCCATAGTGTTAGCTGCACGAGAATCCTCTAGAGCTATTTGCTGTTTGGAATTAAAGGTCATGTTGGCTACGTCAGCAATCTTAGCTGCGTTCTGCACACGAGCCTGAAACGCTTGATCAAACTCTTGGCCTATAAATGTAGCACGTTGTTGTGCAGCAAGCATAGCACGTTGCTGTCTGTTAGACAAGTTCTGTGCTTCAAACTGAGCCTGTGTCTGTGCATCCATTTGAGCAATAGGTAGTGCAGACTCCATAGCAGCCTGAACTATTGCTTGCCCTGCCATAGAAGATGCACCAAGACCTCTTGCAATCATAGTACTCGTAGCGGCTCTCATAGCACCTGAAGCCCAAGCAGGTGTGTTACCACCCTCGAACTGAGCCATCAATCCTTCTAGCTGACCTTGAACTGTAGCCTGTTTACTTGGGGTAGCAGTCTTAGCTTCTTTAGCTTCAGCAAAAGCTGCAGCAGTCTCAGCGTTAGCAGAACCAGATATAATTTCACTTTCACCTGTAACAGGATCTGTCTCTAGTTTTCTGGCTGTAGGTCCAGTTACATCTATTGCATTACCTTGTGCAGCTTTTATGTCTAAAGAAGAAGTACCCTCTTTAGGATCTATCGTTGAACCAGGAACTATAACTCCTTGTGCAGGTTTTAGTTTATCAGTTTGAGTTTGAACATCTGGTGCTACAGAAGTAGGGACCATTTGAGACACTGTAGGCATTATAGGCATAGCAGACTGTTGTACGTTACCTACTGTAGCAGCTTCAGCAAAAGGAGCTATAGGTGTAACTTGACCTGCATCAATAGGTACAAAGTCAGGAGCAGTTGGTTGTATAAAAGATGGAAGTGCTTGGATAGGCTGCATAGTTTGACTTACCAAGTTGGAAGTCATTTGAGCTAGAGGATTAGGTGCAACAGGAGCAGGAGTAGGAGCAGGTGGAGGAGTAGGTGTAGGCGTAGGTATTGTATAACCTGTTGGATTTTTTTGATACTCTACAAAATCAAAACCTGTAGGTGGCTTAAATACTTTTGTATCAGGACCAGAACCATAATTATATACCCCTTTTCCTGCAAGATTTTGATTAGGATATTTTGCTATTGTAGCTTCATCATAAGGAGTAAATCGTAAATCTGTAGGTATACCACCATTAGTAAACCCTCTAACAGGTCCACCTTGGTACATCTGCTGTATTGGTTGAGACATATTAGACATAGCTTGTCTGTACTTACCCATACGTGCAGCAGCAGCAGGGTTAGCTGCTAGAAAGTTATTTAGTTGTTGAGGTGGCCCATCAAATCCTAAAAACTTTTTAGCAAGAGAGACATCTCCACCTTCAGACATTGCAGTAGTGGTTGGAGCCTGAGTAGTCTTTTGTCTGTAAAATCCTGGAGGAACATAAGTAACAGGTTGACCGTTAAACTCTGTAATCATTATACGTTGACCTAGATCATTAACGTAATAAACAGTCTGGTATCCAGTTGTGTATTGTTGCCCAGATCCAGGGGCAGTAGTAACAAGTGTTTGTGGTACAGCACCTGCAGTACCTGCGTAGTGTGTCTTATAAGTTACTTGACTTGGAACAGCACTTGTTCCTGCTGTTGCCAGTGGTGCAGAAAAAGTTCCTGGAATAGCTGCCATAGGAGCAGGTAATCCTGCAACATAACTTGTTGTTGGAGATGTTATAGATGTAGGTACTGGAACTGAAGGTCCAGAAGAAACAGGAGCAGGAGGAGCAACAGGAGTTGGTTGATAAGTTACAGGAGATACTTGTTGAATAGCTGTTTGTGGAACACTAGGATTAACAACAGCTACTCCACCTGCAGGTACATTTTGGACTTCTGTTGCAGGAATAGTAGGTACAAAATCCCCACCGAATTGTGGTCCTGTTGGCCCAGGTACACTTGGACTTATAGGAACTGGAGCAGGTGCAGGTGCAGGTGCAGGTGCTCCTGGCACTGGTGCTCCTGGAACTGGTGCAGGTGCAGGTGCAGGAGTAGGTGTAGGAGTAGGTGTAGGTGTAGGTGTAGGTACAGGTGCTCCTGGTGCAGTATTTAATGCAGCCAAAGCATTCATGTAAGCAGGACGATTAACACCGTAATGAGTATCGTAAATATCACCCTCACCAATTGAAGCAATAGTTTCAGGTGATGTAAAGTCAGTCGGTTTTGGTTCATAACCTGCAGCTTGCATTTCTTCTACTTTTTGATCAATAGTAGCTCTAGACGCATCAATCGCAGCTTGAGCTTGCTCCTCAGTCAAAACACCTTCCGCAACCGCATTAGAGATTACATTTGTCTGTCGTGTAGCTAGATCTTTCTGAACAGCCTCTAAACTATTTTCATAAGCTTCCACAATGGCAGGATCTATATCAGGTTTAGGAACCGCATCATACATAGCTTGGGCATCTGCCTCACTATAACCATAATTATCCATTATTGCCTTAACAATACCTTGTGTCATACTTTATTCCTTTATTTACCCATTGTCATCCACACTGCACCTGCAATAAACGTCAGCAGTGCGACAGTGGCTAATTTAACTACAGTAGACCAGACAGACCTACGTGTGTCTCTCCAAGCTTCTAACAGACTTCTCATCTCTATGATGTCTCTGGCTGCATCATCATCAAGTAACCCAATAGAACGCAGTGCCTCTTTAGCACCACGTCTAGCTGCGTTGTCTAGCATTTCCTCTAGATCGTCAGGGGTAAGTTTGATGTCACTCATTACGTTTTATCCTCTAACTGTGGTGTGTTTGTCAAAGATGTTTTATCTAAGATGTTAAACCCTCTGCTGTTAGCAAAGTTACCTGGACAGTGAGCCCACTTGTCAGCTAACTGCTCTAGCCAATTTACAGTGTGGTGATGCTCTGGTGCTTTACCGTCCTGTATTGTTTTGTTTTCCCACTCTAGGTAAGCAAACACTTCAGCCTGTGCCTGTGCTGCATTAATACCTAAGTCAAACAAGTATATCATATTACCTTCATCAATAATACCCTGTCGTGGTCTAGCACTGTTGAGTGCTTGCTTCATGCAAGTCATAATATGGTACTTGATTTCTTCTAGCTCGTAGTCTTCTTCTGTCAGTTCTTCTTTACCTATCTTCTCCATTAGGTTGTCGTACTGGTTCGTAAAGAAGTTTAGCTTACGTACTGCAGCCTCAACGTAACCACGAGAGCTTGCTGCGTTAGCTTGCTTCTCTGTTATCTTTATCTCTAGCATCTCTTGCTCTAGTGGGTCAGTCTCATCTAGTAGCTTACGTTCTAGCTTCTTTAGTTTTACTTCATCCTTCTTCATCTTGAAGTAGGACTCTTGTAGTGCAGACTTAGTTTTTTCTATCTCAGCTAAACTGTGCTTAATAGAACGTATAGGTGTGATAGCTGTAACATCCAGTGTTACACTCATCATCTGTGAGTGAGACTTGTAGAAGTTACTTGATGCCTGTCGTATAGCAGGAGCATGGTCTTTGATATTAGCCAACATAGATTTATATTCAGGCTTTGACATTGGTAGCTGAATGTCTATGTCTTGTGTGACCAGTTGTGTCTGATCCTCGTTGTAATTTTTTGATAAGTCTTTTAACATTTTAATCCTTTGTGTTATGATATTGCTGCTATAGCATAGAATATGTAGTCACCATCAGTAAGGCTAGAGGTAGTAGCAAATCCACCTGAGTAAGGATCAACTATATCTGCATTTGAAACTTCTGCAGAGTCATCATTTAAGTAAAATGATTTATCATTTCCCGAAACAATGCTTCTTAATATATACCAATTACCTGTATCATCTGTTCTTTTAAGTATTACTAATGAAGGAGTGTCTCCCGAAAAACCACACGATACATTTGTAGCTCCACTTTGAGTAAATGAACCAACTTTAGATATATCTGCTACAGTAGCAAAAAGGTAGGCTATGTAGGTTCTTGCAGAAACATTTACATAAGCGTCTGTACCTACAGTAAATGTAGTAGAAGACGCTCCAGTAACTCTATTAGTTTCTGTACCATAAGCACCGTTTAGTTCTAATCTAGCACCTTTACTAAACCCTTCAGTTTTGTTATATACAGCCCATCCAACGGCATTACTTCTTGTTTTTACCCATATCATCTCAGGTTCAACTCCAAGATTATGACTTACGTTTAAAGATGATCCTGTGCCTGTCCATGTGGCTAAGTCAAAATAACCTCTGGCTCTAGCCCACATGTATGATACATATGTAGCAATCGTACTAGTGCTGTTCCACCATCCATTGTTAAAATCAAATGCGTAATCAGCACCACCATCTGCTTGTGCATTAGCTGCGTTCATACGTAAATATTGTGGTCCAGTTAAACGTGATGCAATATATCTATCAGCAGTACCATTAGTAATTCCATAAATTCCCATATCTACAGGAAAACTTGATCTATATGCAGGTGCTGCACCATCTCCTGTTGAACCAAATGTATCTATATTAAACACACTAGACGCTGCAGTTGGGGTTTGCATACCACCACGTCTTATTGCCATGTAGATAAAAGTTTCAGATGGGTCTATAATGTTTGTTCCATCTGTAACAAAACCTGTGGGTGTTGGTGTTATAACAGTATTACTAGTTCCTTCAGCATTTAAAAGATTAGCTGCTAACCAAGCATCATTTGAACCATTTACCATACCACGCATTATGTCAACTATAAACCAACTGCTTCCATTGTGTGTACCTTTAAACAACACCCATTGTGGCTCAAACCCTAAGTCTACAGTTGCTATACCATTTGAATCAGATGTGAACGAACCACACTTAATAATATCTTGATCTCCAGGTTCACCAAAGCCACCGTCATCATCGTTGTGTGCGAATAGATAGGCTACATATGGAGCACTATCTACACTATGAGTTGTGCCAACAGTAAACTGTGTACTTGTAGGCTCAGTATCTCCCCAATAAGTTGCATTATCATATCTTCCATCAGTTAAGTTTAAAAACACACCGTCAGTTGCGTCAATGCTTCTATGTTTAATGCCCCAATTACCTGCATCATTTAATCGTTTTACCATAATCATTCCAGGCACTGAGCCAAGGTTATGATTTACGGTTTGGGTGGAATTGTCTCCAGTATATGTAACGATGTCAAAAAATTTAGGTTGTTTTCTAAAACTCCAGGCAACGTAATCGTTTGCAGCAGCTATATCACCACCATCCCAACCGATAGAGAATCCGTTATTTAAAAATGTTAATCCGTCAGCACCTAAACCACCACTACCGTTAGAACTACTAGGTATTAAACTTTCATTTGTACCTCTCACTGTGTCTATAATACGTGCAGCTTGTGTGCTTGATCTAGATTTAAACCAAATAAGACCACCTTTACCTGACATATTTAAACCTGTATTAAAAGTTTGCGTAGCAGTAGAATTATCCCCAGTATACAGAGTTGTGTTGAACAAACCATCAACAAAAGCAGAAGGGTTAACGTTAGCTACGTTAGGCCAGTTACCACCTTTGATAAGGTCTAGTGCTTCATTGATATCCCATATACCTGACGCTTTGCTATCTTTAAAGTTACCATCAGGTACTACTTTAGAAGAAGATATAACGTTAGCTGTAAAGTCTTTAGTTGACATTAAGCTATTCCTCCATGTGCAGAAGATGTTGCAGCAGAAAATCTACGGCCTACTACCCCATCTCCAAAGTCGGTAGCATTACCTGTAGAAGCTATCGTAACAGATTCTATAGTAACTATAGCAACAGCCTCTCCTGCTTCTCTACCATTTATAAACAAACCTTGAGTTTTATTTGCTGTAGCAGTAAGTGCATATCTAGCAGCCGTTAAATTTCCAAAGTCTGTAGTGTTACCTGTACTAGCTATGGTTATGTACTGAATTACATCTGAAGCACTAGAAGGTATACCACCTCCAAATATTCCTCTTGTAGAACCTGCACATGCAGAAAGCTGTTGATTAGCCGCAACTAAGTTACCAAAATCTGTGACATCGCCTGTGCTACCTATTGTTACATACTCCATTACATCTAAATTAGAACCAGAGTTTCCACCACCAATTACAGCCCTAGTTGCACTAGCTAATCCTGATACATAGTTTTTAGCTGCACTTGCATCACCAAAGTCTTGTGCGTTGCCTGTAGAAGCTATTGTTACGTAATCTATTACGTCACTGTTTCCACTACCTGTATTTCCACATGCTGTAAGACTACGTGTTGAACTTGATGCTCCTGCTGCACCTCCTCTAGCTACTGTTAAGTCTCCAAAGTCAGCAGTCGTACCTGCACTAGCTATAGTAACATATTGTATTACATTATGCCCACTGCCACTAGGATTACCACCAGAAAATAAACCTCTAGTTGAAGAGCCTGACCCTGCAGGTTCTCTTGCACCAACTCCTACATCACCCCAGTCAGTTGCGTTTCCACCACTACCAAAATTTACTGTGTCTATTGATGCAGCGTCATTACCCCCAGATAATAATGTACCCATACCAAAAACAGCAATGTCTGGAGGACTAGGCCAAGCACTAGCATACTGCAACTGTGTTGTGAGTGACCACACGCCATTAAAGTTGGGCATTATGTAATACCCCCATGTGAATTTGAACAACCTGCAAGTAATCTTGTTACTGCTGTTAAATCACCAAAGTCAACAGCATTTCCTGCTGAAGCTATAGTAATATATTCAATAATATTAAGTTCACCAACACCCGATAAAATTCCACCTGCAAAAACACCCCTTAAAGTTGAGGATGCAGCACTGAAGTTTTGACGTGCTGCACTAAGATTGCCAAAGTCTGAAGCATTGCCTGTAGAACCTACGGTAATATAATCTATAACATCCACTGCATCTCCTGCATCTCTGCCACCTGCAATAATACCTCTAGTTGCTGAAGCACAACCAACTGGAAGCTGCCTTCCTACTGTTAAATTTCCAAAATCAGAAGCGTTACCTGTAGAAGCTATTGTTACATAATCAATAGTGTCTTCAACATATGGATCAGCAGCAATTTGCCCTCCTGCAAAAAAACCTCTACCTGCGGATGAAGCACCTGCTGCCAAACTATTACGTGCTACTGAAAGATTACCAAAATCAGAAGCGTTACCTGCTGAAGCCATAGTTACATAATCAATAGTGTCAGTGCGAGCACTATTATCAACCCCTTTTGCGTATATACCCCTAGTGTCATTAGAAGTTCCTGCACCACTATTTGCTATTGTAGAAGCATCACCAAAATCTGTGGCGTTGCCTGTAGAGGCAAAAAGAACAAAATCAATTACATTTACACTAGCACCAGCAGCATTTTGCCCTGCTGCCCAAAGTCCTCTGGTAGCAGAACCAAAACTAGAAGGATTGTATCTTGCTACAGTTAAATCACCATGATCTGTAGCGTTTGCAGTAGTAGTTATAACCACAGATTCTACAGTATTATTTGGACTAGTGCTAGTATAACCACCGCCAAATAAAGCTGTTGGTGCTGCAGTAGGAGTAAAACTAGCACTAGCAACACTAGGAGCAGATGTACCATAAGCATTTACAGCCCACACTTTAGCTGTAGCTGCAGTACCTGCTGTAAGACTACTTACAACAATAGGTGAAGATGACCCTGTATTAGAACCTGCACTATAGTCAGTACCGTCTGTACTAACTTGTGCAACAAACCCTGTGATAGCAGACGTACCTGCATCAGTAGGTGCAGTAAATGCCACACTAACAGATAATGAACCTGCAGTAGGTGTAACTGCTGTAGGTGGATCAGGAGCATCTAATCCATCAGTACCAATAAAGCCACCGTTCTTATTAGCCATTATTATGCATCATCCATCAGTTCAAAGCTACACAAGTATGTTAAGTCACTGTTTGCAGAAGCTGTAACTGCAAGTAAGTCTGTCTCATCTAAGTAAAACCCATTGTCTTTACCTACAACAACTAGTGTAGCATCAGCAGGTACAGATACAGTTTTAGCAATGGCAACATAGTTTGATCCATTGTCTACACTTACCTCTACTGTAACATCAGCAGCGTTAGTACCATCAATGTTTGATATCATAAGTGTGTTTACTTTAGCAACTTTATCTGCAGCGACATCAATAATAGATGCCCTACTTGTTGTTACTGCACCTGCTACTGTCGTAGGTGTAATACTTGATACATTAATTAGATTTATTACGGTCATTTACCTTTTCCTTTATTACCCGAATACAATTGCCATAGCGATAGCAAATCCTTTAGTGGCTGCACTACCTGCAGCGTAAGTTTTTACATCTGTTGCAGGAATAGTTTTCATTGTTCCACCATCATTAACAACAAAACCATCAGCATCTGCTACTGTTATTGAGCTACCAACAGAAGTGCCACCGTCTAGTAAGTTTAGTTCTGATGCAGTAGCAGTTACTCCATCTAATATGTTTAACTCTGCAGCAGTAGATGTTACATTAGTGCCACCGATATCTAGTGTTGTCAAGGACACTTCACCTGCAACTGTAACAAGTCCATTAGCAACAGTTATCAAATCTGTGTCATCTGTGTGACCAATAGTTGAACCGTTAATAAGAACATTATCAATATCTAATGAACCACCAGATATAAGTCCTGTAGTAGTAATAGTAGAAGAACCTGTGTCAATAGTTCCAAACCCAGAGGTAATACTACCAGAATTTAATGCTCCTACTGTAGTAGCTGCAGTAGTTACAAGGTTAGGCATTGCAGTTATTTCATCGTCAAAGTACGCAGCAAGGTCTGTCACAGCTACTTGAACCATAGTGCCGTTGTCATTCATAACAACACGATCTGCATCTGCTACTGTAGTTGATGTAGCAGAAGTACCACCATCTACTATGTTTAACTCTTCTGGTGTAGAGGTAACTGCAGTGTTACTTGCTGCAGCTAGTACAGGTATAGTACCACTTTGGTTAGGTAAGTTAATAGTACGGTCTGCTGTAGGGTCTACAATAGTAAGTGTAGTTTCGTGTGCATCTGCTGTAGCACCTTCAAACACAATAGCGTTAGCTGCTTCCATAGTAACAGTATCAACTGTGGTAGTTGTTCCTGCTACAGATAAATTACCTGTTATAGTAAAGTTACGTATGCCTGTATAGTCTTTGTTAGAATCTAGTATGACTGCTTTAGATGCTACGGCTGTACCCACTGCTGTTGAACCAATGTCCAATGCGTTAAGTTCTCCTACTACTGCAGTGATACCGTCCAGTACGTTTAACTCTGTGGCTGTAGCTGTGACTGCTACATCCTCGTTAATCTTAGGAGAGGTTAAAGTTTTATTAGTAAGTGTGTCTGTTGATACAAGAGATACTAGTGTTGAGTTAGCACCTGCAGGTAACATTAAAGTATTTGTAACACCTGCAGAGTGAGGTTGTCCATATACTTTTTGCCCATGACTGTTGCTTTCACAGTTAAAGACTACAGCACCTGAGTTAGTGTTACCTCTTACAACAACTGTACCTGTTCCGTTAGGAGCTAAGTCAAGAGTAGCGTTAGAGGTAGTTACAATATCATTTCCGTTAAGGTCTAAGTTACCGCCTAACTGTGGTGTGGAGTCTTCTGATATATTAGATATGTTACCAGATACACCAGTACCTGCAATAATAGCACTCCTACTAATCTTTTTAAGACCACCACCAGAAGTATCTACAGCTATAAATACGTCATCATCTGCTGCTGTGCTAATCTCACTTAGTGAAGTTACTAGAGTAGGATTAAAGTTTGTACCGTCTGCAATAAGTAAAGCACCTGCAGTATTAGTAGCCATTGTAAGATCGTCACCACTAATAGTAAGATCACCACCTACAACTACGTCACCGTTAAATGTAGCCTTACCTGCAAGAGCCATGTCAATGTCAAGAGCAGTAATAGCACTAGAACCATCTGTACCTTTAATAGTAAAGTTTTTATCTGCTGTTTCTACGGTAAATACTGCATCACTAGAATCGTTTTTAAGAGCAAGTATAGATGTGCCAGAGGCTTTAAAAAACACTTCATTTCCTGCGGCATCAAGTATAATGTCACCACCTGAGTCTAGTGTAATGTCTGTTCCATCGTTAGTAATTGTGTCAAGGGCAATGCTACCAACATTTGTAATATCAGCATCACCGAAAGAAGTAGCTCCTAGTGTAGTAGAACCAGATACAGTTAAAGCACCAACATTAGCTGTGTCAATGCTACCTGTATCAATGTTAGCTGTACCATCTATGTACAGGTCTTTAAACTGTAACGCACTAGAACCTAAGTCTACATCGTCATCTGTTGTAGGGAGTATTGATCCGTTGTTAAACGTAACTTGTGTTTCACCACCAGTAGTAATTGTAATTACATCAGAGCCACTAAATGCTATGCTTGTGTTAGAGTCAGCATCACCTGAAATACTGTCTAGAGATATGTCACCTGCGTTAGTAAAGTTAGCATCACTAAGATCAAACGTACCTGTTACATCTAAGTTACCACCTACAGATAGGTTGCCCGATATATCTACTGCACCGTTTATGTCTATTGTTGTAGCAGCAAGTTGTATTTCTGTATCTGCAACAAGGTCAAGCTGACCATCTGCACTAGAGTTAATGTAAATAGCTGTGTCACGAAACTGTAGTTTTTCTGTAGAGGCAACAAGTATATCATCAGAGAACTCAAAGTAGTCCTCGTCTTCCATCCACTTAAACACACCATCGTTACTCTCACCATCAAAGGTAACTGTAATGTCAGTGCCTGTTGTAGCATCACCAATAGTAATATTAGCCCCTAGCAACTTGGTAACAGGTCCACCCTCTCCTGCTGTCCCATCGTGAGTGTGGCCTGTACTTGCTGCAAAAGCAGCTAAGAGTTGATCATATTCATTGTTGAACAGATCAGCAGTAATAACATCACCGTCTGTAAAACTAGATTGTCTCGTGTATGTATTACCCATCTAACGTCTTGCTCCTACTTGATATTCTAATTGAAACCCTTTAAGGGAATACGGTGCTGTTTCTCCACCGTCATTAATTCTTAGTGCAACAGAAAAACCTGAACCCTCTACTGGTTGTCTTACAAGTGGCTGTGAAGGACCACCAAAAACAAATTGCACTGCACTGCTACTAGTACTAAAAATAGCTGTACCAAATAAAGCAGCTACATCTGAAGTATCTAACGCATAGGGAGCAGGTCTTGCTGAGTCTGTAGATTCGTTATCATACAACATTAACAAGTCTGCATCAATGGATGACTCAGGTTTATAGTTAAGGATAACTCTTTGCATGTGTTTTCTAACACCAGTATCTCCAAAACTTAAATCTGGACTTCTATATCTTCCTAGTATTGCTGTTCCATCAAAAGTATTACCTCTTTCTTGTCTGTGAACATATCCTGAAAAGTCACCATGTATGACTCTAACATCTCCATCAACAACTAAAGTATCTGTAGCTGAAGGTTTTACTCCACGTATTTCTGCAAACTCAAATTTGTCTGCTCTTCTAACACAAATAATACCTTTTGTTATTTTTTCACCCTGTCCTACTTTTGAGAAAAATATTCTGTACTGTGTTTTATCTGGTATAACTACACTTTCAAATACTGTTGAGTCTTTAATATTAACATCAAAGATAGACTGTACGTTTTGTGTAATAGCACCAAGAGCCGTATCACCAATTCTTGCAGTAGCAGCAACAGTCCTAAGTCCATCAGGACCAAGGAATAATAAATCACCTGCAAATTCTTGTATAGTATCTTTATTAACACAACCAATATCTCTAGTAACTGGTTGTATAGCAAAGTCACTGAGAGTAGATCCTGTCATTTTAAATATTCTGTTTTCACAAAATATAAACAGTGCATCCCTAAATACTTTTAATCCAACAATGTTATCGTCTACTTTAATAGTACCTGCACCTTGACCTCCTGTAAAACCATCTTCATCAAAGGGTTCACTAAACACTAAGGTTTGAGGTGTAGTAGACTTACCTGCGTAAAACATGTGAGATTTAAAAGCTACAACTATTGTAGATCCTGCTACAGAACTTTCACTTACATCTGTTGCAGATAAAGAAGAGTTAAAAATAGTTGGAGCGTTTGTACCGTCTACAACAATAATCTTTTCGTTGCCGTCAAAGTTATATCGTTCAAAACTGTACTTATCCGCACTAGTTCTCCCAGTATCTCGTTCAGTCCAAGACTCTGACACTGCATCATCAACAGCATGATCAGCAGCAGTTGTACTTGACGTAGCACGAGTTACACCTGTAAAAGTACTGGCGGTAACACCAGTATACGTAAATAACTCATCGTTAATTTGTAATGTTCCGCTAGAAGTAAAGCCTGTTGTTGAGTCTACATTTAAAGTTCCTGATCCTGTCATACCTGTGCCAGATGCAACTTTATTTGTAAGCTCCGTAGACGCAGAACTAAATATCTTCTCACCTCTAGCTGCTACTATTTTATCTGCAAAGTTAGCAACCATAAGTATTTTTTCACCAGAACTAGATGTCTGAGGTACTTGTTGATTTACGTATTTACGAAAGCCATTTATTCTCCTGTAGCCACCCTCAATGTCAGGCTCAAAGTTTTCTAACTCTAACGCTTCACCAGGTTGCATTAGAAACGTAGAACGGTTTAAAACTAAACCACCCTCACAGTTAAACGCTGCAGGTTGAGCTTGAGAAAGATCAGGCATTATGAAATAACTCCTGCCATAAAGTTAGCAGAACCTCTAGGAGTTATAAGAACTGTAGATCTTACATACTCGTATTTGTTGATAAGCAAGCTCTGCATGTTTTTAATGCCTTGCTCAAACCTACCAAAGTTTAATTGGTACTGTTGTATCTCACCACGATATTGATAAACAAAAGCTGTAGCACCATCTACAATTACAGGACCAAACCTGTCTGGTATACTTGTAGTATCACCATGTGCAGATAGGTCAGAAGGAAATGTAAAGTAATCAAAGACTAGTGTGTATTGTTTGTCTGGGTAAGGATATAACAAGTAGTTATTATCTGGGGTGCGTACTATATTTCTAGGAACACCTCCACCATCAAACTGCGTTACTGTTGTACCATCTGCATGTAAAGCAGCAGTTGTACTGTTAGCACCCCTTGTGCAACCTGTAATATCGTTACCTGAAACAGCAGTATAAGTTACTTGCTCACCACCAATGTACACTTTACCTGATGCAGAAAAACCTGTGGTAGAAGTTAAAGTAAGAGTTGTTACAGAACTTGAGTGTGATCCGTTAAGAGTTGTTGATTTAATCTGATCTTCCTCGTTAGGATAATCTTTATCAATGTACTCATTATAGTTAAGAGAAACTAAATTATTACCTGCAGAGTTAAGATCATCATCTTTTTTAATTCTTGCAGTGTTATAGTCTACTGACTTAGTACTTGTAGGTAGGCTGTACCTTGCTACACCTGGAGTCAAAGTAGAAGAATTTTGTGCGTGGTTAAAAGAGTATCCAAACTCTCTTTGATTAATATATCTTATAGCTTCATTAACAGCATTTTTACATTGTACCTGGACACCCCTTGCACTAGTAAAATTAGTAGAGGTAAGCACTACTTCATTCATGCGTGTAATAACATCGTTAGTTAACGAAAGAAATGTCAAAGCCATATTGTTTCCTTTAGATAAGCTAAAGGGGCCAACCTAAGTCAGCCCCAAAAGTTGTTTTATGCTAAGTCACGAGCAGCAACCGCTGCTTCTGTTTGTGCAGCAGAAACATCGACAACTACTGCGTAGACACGTAAGCGTCCAGTTGCAGCAGCAGCACCTGCGATTGTAACATCGATAGTGTCAGCAGTACCCACAAGAGCCAAAGACTCAGCAGCATACGTAGAAGCTGCACCTGTGTTTACAATATTAGCTTCACCGTTACTACCTTTTACAAGGTATGTACCTGCTGCAGCATCTAGTGCCGCACCATCAATGATGTCATCTCCACCACCAAAGTCAATGTTACAAGTACAACTTGCAGTAAAAGACTTCATGATTTCAGCACCTGCAGCAATCACAATTGATTCAGAAGGTACTTCTAGTAGTTGAAAGATGTCACCGTTAGCAATAGTAGCACCTGCAGCAATCATAGCGTCAATGTCTAAGATCGCTTCCATAGTGCGTACTGTATTTCCTACTACAGTTGGAACAGCAAGAACGTCTGCACCAACACCTGCAGTAGAAGAGAGAGTCATATCAAAAGTAGCCATAAGTTATATCCTCCCCTTACGCTGCGTTATATTTAGCAGTAACCAAGGCTTCTGGCCTTAGTATTTTTCTGCCGTATAGATGCATACCACGAACAATGTCAGCAAAGCTGTCAGGGTCACGATAAGTTTCAGTCTTGCTGATTTGCTCCGCAGTTGCGACAGCAGAATCATGACCACCAACGATAACACCAAAGTTAGTAAGTTGGTTTGCAGTGCCTGATGTACCTGGACCTGTGCCTAGAGCAGGAAGGTTTGATGATACATATAGACGGAAACCATGAAAGTTATTGATAGTAAGACCGTTACGTAGTCCACCACTTTCACCGTAGTCTCCATTCATGAAGCGTGAGTCCTCATCAGAGAGTAGCT